AGAGCCGCGCCCAATCTGGCATCATTCCATCACATCCACACCCCATGCCCACCCTCAGATTTGAAGGCTACAGCGACGACACGTTCGGTGAATACGCTCACACGAACAATGACTACGACAACTGCGCCAGTGGCGAGTCGATCGAGTTTCTTGTGGAAGATCCGTCAACAGGCTTTGCCTTAATTGTGACTGGACAACATTGCCCTGGCAACTCTTTTGGCTGGTTGATTGGTGTTTCAAATGGAAATACAAAGTTGCCATTTCCGAGTTGGCCGATGAAATTTCAGCCACAAAAATTTCAGCCACAAGAAGAACCCTTCTTTGCTGATCCATGTTTAGTAATTGAAGCACCCGACGGCGTGCTTTTGCGCTGCCTGACCAGGGAAGTGGCAGCAATCCACCACCAATAGGAGGTAATTAAATGGCCGCCACCGATTTAATACGACTACAAGGCGCCAACGCGCGCGCGGCTGGTGTTGATTATTTTTCAAATCCCTTCACGTCATTAGATCGGGTTCCGCCGCAACTGGGGAGGACATTGGCGATTGGGCCGCCAAAGTTAGGGCTTGGTGGGATGGGTGGGAAGTCGAAGACTTTTTAAGGCACGATTAATTAGCGGCTCGTCATGGCAAGCAATATGGTGTTTATTTGTGTCCACATTGTGATGGCACACATTTAACTACCAAACTTGAAAATGCTGATTTATACGAGCCGTTACTTTATGTAACATCTTGAGCAGTGTTACGGATTGTTTCAACGCCAGCCATCAGCAGACTTGATGGCTGATAATTAGTTCACGGGGCAGAGATGCTCCACAATCTTGGCCCCCAATTCAATGAACTCCCCTCAATTAGTCTTTATTCACAACGGATACTGGTATTCATACTACGAACCTAACGACATGAAAGAAGTTGTACTGTGGACAAGATATAAACTTAAGCCCGTTAGCGGCGAGAGCGTGCCGGTGAATGGTAGGCACAAAGCAATTGTCATTGATAGTAATATCTTAAGAATCATATCTGGCGGAGAATGGTACGGAGAATCAGTAATAAACTCTAATTTGAGTGATTTTAAGTTTGAATTTGATGATCAATACCATGATGACTTCAAGGCTGGCGCAACAAGAGGATTCACTGGCAAACGCGCATGTCATCGTGATTTTTATTATCGCCAGTGTGATGACTGGAGATCTGGATATGATGAGGGCCGCAGAGCACGCCTAGCAGCGATTGAAAAGGCTAAGCTGCCCTTTTGATGATAAAATCTAACCCTTGGTCGTCCCATCATCCGTAAGGGGGGAGCCGTGGCTGTTTTTTGGGGGCAGCCTGGAACGGTATCGAAGGCCAAGGGCGCCGCAGGGCACCGCCCGCTCTGCGGCTTCGCCGATTTAGCTCAGTTGGTAGAGCAGCGCTTTTGTAAGGCGCTTGTCGCCGGTTCGATTCCGGCAATCGGCTTTGTATCAAGATGAACAGTTGGTGAGTTTGTTTCAAATTGTTACGACTGGCTTGTGAGTTGCCATCTATGCCCTATGGTGAGTTCACAGGGGCAGAGATGCCCCACCACCCCAATTTTAATCATGACCCGCCCTGTTCTTTTTTTAACCGGTAACATCACTAATATCACTACTACTAACTACGAAAGCGGCACTTGCTGCACTAAATTTACACTTGAATGCACTGCTGGATGCTGGGCTGGAATGCCGGTTCCTTGTGAAGCATGGGGCAAATTAGCCAGTGATGTAGCACAACTTACTTCCGCTTTGTTTGTCGGAGAATTGATGCTTGGCAGCACGCTATTGATTTCTGAATGGTTTGCTGACTAGCACACTTGCAAACATGCTTTGCCCCGGCCGATCCGGGGCTTTTTTATGTCTATGCAGAAGTGTTACAGGTTGTGACAATCCTGTTTCAATCCTTTCTCTGTTAGGCCTGTTGGGTTATAATACGAGCACAGGGGCAGAGATGCCCCACCACCCCAATTTTAAAAATGGCTCGCATCACCATTGCCACCATCAAGCCCGGAACTGTGATTGAAGTTGGTTATCGCGGCAAAAGCATGGGGCCTTCTGAGTTTCTTGGCTTCGGCACGGATGACGAAACCGCATCGTTTGCATCTTTAGCTCAACTCAGGTGCAATGTTGCAGATGAAGATGCTCACCGTGCGATCTTTCGAGACGTGAAAGATGGGTCCACCTGGGCGGCTTATAGGCTCAACAAACGTTGGGTCGTGGGCACATCTGCGGATTACCTGCAGTTTTTTGCTTGACTTATTTGTTTTGTGATACGCATTGCTCCGGTCAATCCGGGGCTTTTTAATGTAGGATACAGGCGTTGCATTCGCTCAGTGCTTAAAAACGATCGCTGGATCAGGGAGCAAGCCGCCCAAGGGATGATCGAGCCGTTCGCGCCGGAGCTGGTGCGGGAGGTGGAACTGGTGGAGCCCGGCCATGCTCCGTTTGGTCACAGGCAGCGCCCCGTCCTCTCCTACGGAACTGGCTCTTACGGCTACGACCTACGGCTCTCGCCGAGAGAGTTCCTGATCTTCCGGCATGTGCCGGGAACCGTCATGAATCCCAAGCGCTTCAATCCGGCGAACCTTGAGCCCGTTGACCTGCACCATGATGAGGATGGCGCGTATTTCATCCTGCCCGCTCACTCCTATGGGCTGGGTGTGGCGCTAGAAAGGCTGCGTGTGCCGTCCAATATCACGGTAATCTGCCTAGGAAAGAGCACCTACGCACGGCTGGGGATCATCACAAATATGACACCTGCTGAAGCTAGTTGGGAGGGGCATTTAACGCTTGAATTCTCTAACTCATCTGGCGCAGATTGTCGAGTTTACGCGGAGGAGGGCATCTGCCAACTTCTATTCTTTGAAGGTGATCCGTGTGATACTACCTATCAAGATCGCAAGGGAAAATATCAGCACCAGCCTGAGCGCGTCATTATTGCAAGGGTCTAATGCAACAAATCAAAATGAAGAAAGCAATCAACAAGCGTAAGATTGCTTCATCCGCCAGGCGTGATCCTGGTACGTTGATTCAATTTGGGGCATATATTTTCCCAATCAATGATATAGCAAGAATTGAGGATAAAGTTAAAAAATTGTACGATCATGAATCGGATCAGCAGATAGGGTGGACATTTTCTGTCGTATTGAAAAATGGTGATATTTTATTGTGGGAAATTGACGAAAGAGACTATGACGACCAAGAAGCTTTGATGGATTATTATACTCAATCGAAGGAGTACGCCGAAGCATTACGAATTGCAACAATTCAGCTTGTGTGGGGATCAGACGTTACAATAGTGAGGCCCGAAGACACTATCCATGACGACTCCGTTTGATTCTCTGGTCTCTGTTTATGGGGACATATTTCCGCTGAAGGATATTCAGCGCGTTGGGCCGTTGTATTGGGTGATAACAGAATCATGTCCGGCAGTTATTCAGTACGAAATCCATCTCTGCACTGGGGAGATTGCTGTGATTAGATACAATACAGGTCAATATATTAAAAATATGATGGACTGGAATCAAGTAGAACAAGGTCGTCAACAGATCATTGATGCACGCTGGCCAACGATGCACAAAATTGTTATCCCGGATCCAGCGATAGAGAGGCAAGGTGATGACTGTTAAATCTATGCCAATCTGGCTTGAAGCCTACATAGCGGCAGAAAAAGAAAAATTTAATAAGTTTTCAAAAGCCATAAAGCCACGTACGAGAAAGTATTACTTGCTGAAAATTTCTTGTTCATTGATAGCTATTGGATCTAGCGATAGGGAGGCAAGGCGAGGTATTGAGACGAGCCAATAATGAAATGTCTTAATTCTTAACCACGACTCACTAACCCCATGGGCGACTCAAGCGGCCTTCCCGCAAAAGCAGTCTTCATCCGACAGCTATCCGGTCCTTTAGCAAAAGAATGGAATGCCTGTAAACAAAGCGACAGCCTATGTTTATACTACGAAATTGATGGACTGCGACGCATTCTTCATGATTTATCCCACCCAGATGCGATCAACTACCGGGAGCTTGCTGGTGATCGTTATGTTCCACTTGGATCCATGCAATTTGTACCATTTGGATCTGTTGAGTTTACGCAAGAATACTGTAAGCAAATGGGCATTGTTTTGCCTCCCAACTTTTCTTATGGTGTGCATCCTGGTCAACTGGATGAGTTTTTATTGCGCAGGGTAACAAGACATCCTTATGATGATGTTGCAAACGATAGATTCATTAAACCAGTCAAACTTAAGTTGTTTGATGCTGGAAAAAAGGCAGATATTACAAATAGTGCTTATCATATTAACCCAGATGTGTGGGCTTCAAAATTTGTACAGCTTGGGGCAGAATTTAGGTACTATATTCATAAAGGTAAAATACTAGGATGGTGCCGATATGATGCTTTGAACGAAGACTACCCTGATCCTGATCATAAGCTAGTTGAAGCCATTGTAAGTAAAATTAACGCAACAAGCGACGCAGTGCCTATCGCTTATTCTGTTGATATTGGGTACAGAGTAGACCTTGATCGCTATTGCCTGGTTGAGATGAATGATTTTTGGTCGCTTGGATGGTATACCTATAAAGATTCGCAATCAAAGCCGATCACAGCAGAGCAATATGCTCAAGCGGTGGTTGATCGGTGGTTGCAGATCTCTACTCCATTAATCCCATGAACATTCTTCACGTTTCCCGTCAGACCTACAGCGAAGTGGTGATCAGGCGTGTAGACTGCCCTACGTGCAAGCGCATTAGGTTTATGGTCATCACACATGCGCCATGGTATGATACAGACCGCACCTGTCTTCGATGCGGCGAACGATGGGACGTGGATGGCACCAGGGCCGATAGGCCATTTGAACGCGGATGGCGCAAAAAATCAATCCAAGCCGCCAAAGATCTTTACCGCAAGTATCATCCAAAAACAACTCACAACCGCAACTCAATTCATCAAGGACAAACAAAATGAAACCATTTGACTATTATTCCAAGCCACAGACGTCATTTAAAAAGCATCGGGACAGGCATAACGAAGAATCATGCAGACTTCATCAGCAATTTATATCTGATCTTTATGCTGAATTTGATGTCAGCGACCATCCCAAAAAAGGCGAGGTGTTTGGCCTTGCGTGGGAGTATGGACATGCGGGTGGACACGAGAATGTCTATAATTATTTTGTGGATTTAGTTGAACTTATTAAAGATTGATCATGCCATTCTTTGCCCCAAATCACGCTATCATTGAAGCTATTGAATATGACGGCACACCGCAATGCGCGAGCGAAATTGCTAAATGGGCCAAGCCTCAAATTGTTAGGCCGGGGATCTCAGTTAGCTTTGCCGATAGCAAGCTTTTTGTGCTTTATTTTGATCGCGCCCAGTCAATGACTGACGCGCGAGAGATTAGCAAGGGTGACTATATTGCTATTGAACATGGAAGGCCTATTGTAATTTCTGGCGAAGAATTCAAATCCGAATACGAGCTTGTTCCTTTGCTGGATGATTGACTAAGAATCATAGCAATTAGGCCGCGATTAGTGCTACAATTAAGGCGTGTCTTAGGTCTTTATGAGTTCGTTTCCGCGCATAGACATGCTGTCAGTTGCCGCAAGGGATGCCTATGATGGCTTCTCCTTGCTTGGCGTGCTCGAAACACAACATCGAATAGAGACAGCAAGATCCGCTGAAGTTGAGCCTTATGCCGAATCGTTTAGGACGTATATTAAAACATCTTATCCAAGGTTTCCATTTACAAAGCACACAAATAGACTGATTGATATTGCCCAGCGTGTTGCCGATGGTGATCTGCCTAGGCTTATGGTGGAACTCCCGCCTAGGCATTGGAAATCTACGATATTTTCTAGATTTTTGCCTGGTTATTGCATTAGAAGGTTTCCTGACCGTAGCGCTGGTATTTGTTGTCATACACAAGATCTTGCGACAGGATTTAGTGAGAATGCACGGGATTATTTTGTAGCATCTGGAGGGATCCTGCGGGCTTCCCTGCGTGGCAAGGAAGAGTGGGGACCCGATGATGGGATCGGGAGCTGCTGGACTGCTGGGGTCGGCAAGGGTACGGGCAAACCGGGTCATTTTTTGTTTGTGGATGATCCGATCAAATCCAGGGAGCAGGCAGAATCAGCGGCATATCGGCGGCAGATTCACTCATGGTGGGATTCGGTGCTGAGCACACGAGAGGAGCCTGGTAGCTCAATGGTGATTGTTCATACTAGATGGCATGAATATGATCTAATTGGCTACTTGCTGGAGAAGAATTTAGAACTTGAAAAAGAAGGTCTTGAAACCGAATGTGAGCGCTGGCATGTTATATCGCTACCCATTGAAGCATTGCCCGCGAATGATATTAAGCCATTGCCTTCTAGTGTAACGAGAGAGATTGATTCAAGAAATGTTGGAGAACCGCTAGATCCCGATAGATTTGGTCAAAAGTTTATCAAAAGGAAGCGTGCAAACACTCCTCCGAGGGACTGGGAGGCAATCTATCAGCAGAGGCCAAGCGCTGGCGCGGGTACCGTATTCTTCAAAGATCGCCTCGCCTTCTATAGCTGTGATCACTGGAGAGGATTAGAAGGTGACCCAATCCTGCCACAACAATTTATCCGTAAGATTCTATCTGTAGATTGCACATTTGATGATACAGCAGGTAGCGATATGGTCGCTATGGGATTATATGGGCAGACTGAGCATGGCTTATGGAAGTTAGATCTTGTCAACGAAAGATTAGACTTTCCAAAGACCTTAAATATGATCAAAACACTTTACAAAAAGCATTATTTTAATGAGTTGTTGATTGAGAAGAAAGCTAATGGCGCTGGCATCATCAAGATGCTCGAATCTGAGCAGTCCCATGGCTTCCGGGTGGTTGCTGCTGGCGTCGGAGAGATGGGCTCGAAAGAGGGCCGGGCTAATGCTGCCAGTGTAGAAGTAAATAGCGGCCGCGTGCTGTTGCCAAGGTCAGCTCCGTGGACAAATGAGTGCATAGATCAGCTCACTAAGTTCCCATCTGGTGTACATGATGATATTGTGGATGAAGTAAGCCAGGTTGTGATTTATGTCACTGGAAGTGGGCCATTGAAGTTTGAAACCGTAAGTTGGGGATATGGCGTAGCAATGATACCAGGAAGTGGCGGAAATAGCCATGGAATAGGATATAATCAAGCTGCCATGATTGGCGCTCAAAATGGAGTTTACAGCCGATGAATCGCCAGTCAACGCAAACACCTAAGGCTGTTGGTGCTCGAAGCACTAAAGTTCGAGCGGTTAATCATGAAAAGACCGAAGTCAAGACCAAGATTGGATCGCCAACAGAATATAGCGAACAGCTTGCGATAGACAATATCAAGCTAGCACAGAAACATGCTCATGTGATGTCAATACGAACAAAGATGCCCTATGAAGACTTATATCAAGTTGCGTTGATTGGCCTGATTAAGGCTTGTCGTAAATATGATCCATCCAAGGTTAATCCTGACAATGGCAAGCCATATAAGCTAAGCACAATTGCCGTGCCATTTATTGATGGTGCGATGTATCAATACCTAAGGGATCGTGGCCATAGCACAGGCGTCAAGTTTCCTGACCGATGGAGAGATAAGGCTAGTATTGTCCGTAAGATGTCTGCGAATGGATCCTGTGTTGAAGATATTGCAACCGCAACTAACTTACGAGCTGATGAAGTAAATGAAATCCTAACAGCACAAAGCGCACCAGTTGCGCTAGATCCAGAAATCAAGCTGTATTCAAATAGCATTGATGATAGCGAATATGAAGACTTTTATGAGCTGATACAAGCGCTAGCAATCGTAGATCGAGCACATGCCGCAATATCAACAATTGATCAAGGATTGCTGGAAGCAGCATGGAATCATCAGCGCCGTAGGCAGATTGCAACCGGGCCATTTTTTCAATTTATGCAACGCGCCAAGAAGGTGTTGTCTGGTGTTTCGATTGTAATTGAAAAGCAAATTGATTTGTCTATTGAAGTCAAAACAGAAGAAAACCTGACGCCCATGTCATCAGGCAGGCGCAGGGTATCAGATCCGAAAGAAATAATAGATACTGTAATGAGCCAGCTAGACCTATTTTAACTCTTAACGGGAAAACTAGCCTAGCATATATGGTAGATAACGGTGCAGCAAAGACTTTCACATCCTACGAGCAATGGTAAGCTGCCATCATTCCGCCATCCTAGGCTAGAAGAAGTCATAGATGATTTGGATCTTGTTTATGATTGTTGGGAGCAACTGCGCACAAAGGATCAACAAAAACGCTATCTAATCAGGGAGCAAGCTGAGCCGCTTGTGGCCTATCGTGGCAGGCTAGAACGTGCATCATATCCGTCATACTTTAGGGACGGAATTGATGCCTTTGCTGGTGAATTAAGTCGATTTGAGTTGCGTAATCCACCGAAAACTTTGCTTGCTAGTCAAAATGATATTGATGGTAAAGGCACAAGCCTAAAAGCCTGGTTTATGGCTGCTGATGCGTTGCTGATGCGTGATAATGGCTGCCTGCTGATGGTGGATAAGGAAAAAAGCACAAACAGAACAAGAGGAGATGATATTGCAAATGGCAATAGGCCATTCTTTTCTTATGCTGAGCGCCGTAATGTATTGAACTGGCGTACAGCAAAAGATAATGGCAGGGAGGTTATATCTGCTGTAACAATTCTTGAATGGCATGAAGAAGCGGATGGTGAATATGGGGTTAAGTTAGTGCCGCATTATCGCGTTATGCAAGGTGGTGATTGGAAGCTGCTAAAGATTGTAGGCGAATCAAGTGATCGCGGTGGATTGCGCAATAAGGCAACACAAACAGTAGAAGAGGTAGATCAAGGAGAATTCATTGGTTATCAAAAGCAAAAGCTAAAGTATCCTCCCGTGAAATGGTATAATAATCCAAGAGATGGCATAGGTGAAGGTGCGCCGATGTTGCTTTCGACTGCTAAATTAACACTAGATTGGTATAGAAGTTATAGCGATTTGAAAGAGTTATTGCATAAGTGTGCGATGCCTATTCCAGTGCTGAAAGATTCTAATCGGCAGATGATACCAGGGCCAGATGGTACTCCAATGCCAGCACCTATTGTACTGGGTCCAAATCAAATCATGCAGATTTTTGATAAAGATGGTAGCTTTTCTTTCGCCGAGCCAAGCGGTAGCAGCTTGGATAAGCACATGCAAGTGCTAAAAGAATTAGAAGCAAATATCGACCGTAGCTTGCTTAATTTTGTGCTCAGTGGTAGTAGCAATCGAACCGCAACAGAAGTTGAACTGCAAAGCGCAAGCATTCAAGCAAACCTAACAAGCTTATCAGAATCCAAAGAATCTGCAATGCAATCATTGTATGAGCTATGGGCAAAGTTCACGGGTGAACAAATACCTAATGATGCCGGTCTTGATATGAAGGCATCCATCACAGAGAAAGAAGTTGATAATGATACGCTAACTATGTGCAGTGGATTATACGATAAGGGTCTGATGATGCGCGAAACGTTCCTTGCGCTGGCGCAGCGCCGTGGGCTGCTCAGGCCCAAGGTAGACGCGAAGAAAGAGGCTGCACTGCTTGCAGTTGAAGATGAAAAAAATAACGCACTGCTAAATCCTCCTGCTCCATCGCCCAATGATCTGGCGGGCGATAATGTAGACGCGCAGGGGCTGCCTATTCAATAATTGCGGGAAAAATATAATGATTCTAAGTTAAGACTGTAATGGCTCGCGGCGGCAGATCAGGCAAAAAGCGGACCCAATACGTCCGCGACGCGCAGGGGCAGTTCGCCTCAACACCAGGCGGTGGCAAAAAGGCCACACCTAGCGCCGTCAGGAAAGCCGCTAAGGCCGCTACGCTGAAGGGCGGCACACTAGCAGCCAGAACATCCCTGAGGAAGTCCAGGGCCAAGCTCAAGGGCATCGACAAGGCGGATCCAACCCTTCAAACTTCACTATCAAAACGTGCACAGAAAGGTGCCGTAACTCGTGGCAGCAAAAATCTAACCAAGACGATTAAGTCAAGCCGAACACGACTGATTGGTGCTAAGCCTAACGCAAATACAATCAAGAAAAAGCGGCCAGCTTCGATGGCTCACGTCTTGAAAGATGTGACTCGTTCAATGTCGCCAGATGATGCGCAACGTGTACTAGGGAAGAAGCCACTTGCAAAGCGAAAAATCAACGCAACCGTTAAGACGAGCACAATTAAGAAGAAGCGCAGTCCTATACTTGAAGCTAAACCATTACAAAAGCCAGCGGCTGAACGTCCGGGCTCGATGACTTCTATCTTGAAAAATACGCTACGCACACTAGCTCAAGCTGATGCGCAACGCATAAGAGAAATTGAATCAATTACAGGGCAAAAAATTAAGCCAATTAAGCAGCGTGCTGCCGCTATTGCCGCTGGAGATCGCGTCAGGAGCACGGTCAAGGGCGGCAAGGTTGCGGATACCCTGCGGGCGGGTCTTCGTGAGCTGGCGCAGAGCGATGCCAGGACCATGCGGGAAATGTCAAAGATTGTGAAGGATGCGACGCCTAGGGTGGGCGGAGCGAAGGGAGAGAATAGTATCAAAGAACTCGCGAAGCCTAAATTGAAACGCGAACCAAAAACAAAATCTGACATAATAAAACAAACTCGAAGAATTATTGAAAAAGCAAGTGCACGAAAAGAGAAATCCATGTATTCATACGTTATATTCAAGAACGAAAAACGAATTAAAAATGCTACAAAGATTAGAGAAGCAATATTCAACCCACCAAAGCAAAAAAAACAAAGACAAAAGCGGGATCCATCGCGCCCTACTAGCAAACAGCTTGCAATACGAAGATGGCATGCATCTATGGATGCATGGAATAGAGCCCAAAGAATGATCTAAAAAGCAAAAAGCCCGGCTAATCCGGGCCATTGCTGTTGATTGAGCCTGGCGATAATCAACCTGCGTCAGTTAAGTCGATCCCTACGATTCTCATGTTGTCGCGCTTCATGCCGATCTGCTCCATTTCGTTAAGTGCATTCATTGCAGACTGCCAGGAATCAAATAGCAGGTCATTAGGGCTAAACGCCTGAAGGTAGTCGGTTGCCCCTGAATTACGATCCAGCCACACACCATTGTGGCGGTACTGCAGCTCAAAGCGTTCCTCGGATTGAATGGTGGTCATTGGGTTCAATGCAGTGGATGGGTCTCCCCACGACCAAATAATACACCATCATCCCATGGCCCCGGAAAAATGAAACAAGCTGTAACATAGGCAGATCAACCGCCGATAACCCATGGCAACCATAGGCGACCAACAGCTAGCACTATCTGACGATTATGCCGAAGCATTAGATATGCTAAGCAATCGTGCGGTTGATAATACCAAAGCGGCCTTAGTGCGATCACTTAAGCGTACCTTAAAAGATCTGCGCCGATACTATTCAGATTTCATTGATCCTGAGCTGAAAAAATATCAATCAGCCGATGGCAAGATGCGTCGCCCAATGTCATATTCTATCGCTGATAGTAATGCCAAAATGGTTAAGCTTCTTCAGATTGCGCAAGAATACTTTCCAGAGCAAGAATTGAATCGTATCACAGCACAATATAAGAAAGATTTTGGCGAAGCCGTACAGCTTGGCGGTGATTTGGGTAAAGAATTGGCGCAATTAGTTGATTCTGATGGCAAAGGGAATAGCATGTTTGTTGGCGCCAGTAAAGAAGCTGTGATCGGCGCCGCTAACACAGCATCAGCTTATATCAGGCGCGAAGTTGAAACTTTTCGTGATGATATTGCACGCATTGTGCAGGATGGTATTGGACGCGGGAAAAGCTCTAAAGCATTAGAGAAAGATATAAGAGTTGCACTATTGGGTGCAAAGGATCCAAATAATATCACACCTAAATTAGGTCTTCTTCGCCGGGCTGAATTGATTGCAAGATCTGAGCTTGCTAATGCTTATACTGGTGCGCAAAAAGCAGCCGCAGCGCGTAATGGGTATAAGTATGGGAGGTTTATTACAACACAAGATGAAAGGACTTGTCCGTATTGCGCATCTAGGCATGGTAAGATATATTTGTTAAGTGAAATGACTGGAACTTTGCACCCTAGATGCGTCTTGGGTGATACAAAGGTTTCCCCTGGGCCTTTCTCTGCGGTTATGCGCGGCTGGTACCGGGGCAACATCGTAACCATAAGACTTGATGATGGGAGCAGCCAATCCGTCACCGGCCATCACCCAGTGTTGACGACTGATGGAATCAAGCCCGCTTGCGCTCTCAGCAAGGGTGATAATTTGATTGGTGATCGCATTAATATCCTCTCTGATTCCTGCTCTGAACCAGACTTCCACCAGGTGCCAGCCTGCGCCGAGAACATATTTGCGGCGCTTGTTCAATCTGGCGCCATGCCTGCCGTAAGCGTGCCAGTTTCCCCCTTGGATCTCCACGGCGATGGAGTGTGTATTGATGGCAAGATCGAGATTGTAAGGTCCACAAGCCTTCTCGAAGGTTACTGGAAAACCGCGACAGGCAAGAATGCTGGCGAGGGCAATAGCGCGAGTCGATACATGGCTTTTAGACAGTTCTCTACCTTGCGCCTGCCTGATCTGACGATCCTCGGGCTGGGGGGTGCCGCGTGTGGCAGCATGAGCATTCTGAGTGAGGCGCAATCTGTCCTCGCGGGAGGATTGAGCCATGCGGAGATACATAGAATCACTACGTCCGCGTGGCGTAATCCCTCGCTCACGCAACCTGTTGTCAATGACACTTCGACTAACAAAAAATTGCTCGGCAAGTGCTTTGACGCTTTTCCCGGACTCGTACAGACTCACAATATCATCGACATTCAGATGAGCGAATTTTCTGGTCATGTTTACAGTTTTGAAACATTTTGTGGCTACTATTATACAGGATCCCAGTCAAGGATCGTTAACCAAAATTGCCGATGCAGCCTATCTCCAGTTTCTGATCTTGCAGTAGAAGAAACTGATCCCGAATTGCGCCGTGAATTATTAAGGGAAGACTTTTGGGAGAAGGAACGGAATAATGTATGGAAAAAGTTTGCCGATACTAAAGAATGGCCATTTGAAAAGGCTTCTAAAGTATTAGAAGATCACCTTAAAAAGCCATCTGCCAGTGAGAAACGGCTTTATCCTGACATCAAGGAAGCTCCTAAGCCGGTTGCTTGATTGTTGCGGTTTGTTACGGTGGGACACTGATGAGCTGCTTGTGTTGTATGGTATGAATGCTAGAGCAATCCAGCGCTAGCATTGCGTTCCCTTAACCCATGACTGCTCAATTCAATTTAGAGTCTGTAGTAATCGAAGATACTCAATACATTCGAGCTGACCTTTGTCAGCAACGAGCAACGGGCAATCGCGCTGTTGTTGTTGTCGATCGAGGGTGGATCTTTGCTGGTAACGTGCAGAGAACAGAGGCTGAGATTACATTGTCTCAAGTTGTGCATGTTTTCAAATGGTCAAGCATTGGATTTGACGGCATGATTGCAAATCCAAAATCTGACAACGTTGATTTGCGCAAAATGAATCAGGAAGTCAAGATACCGCTTGCATCCGTGATTTTTGCCATTCCAGTTGATGACGACTGGGGGATTTGATTGGTTTGTTTCAGGATGCACAATCTCGCGCATCCTAAATTCCACCTATTAACAAAAGGTTTTATGCCTGATTCTGCATTCCTGCCGGTTGGCAATGGCAATGGCAATGGCTATGGCGATGGCTATGGCGATGGCAATGGTAATGGCGATGGCTATGGCTATGGCAATGGCTATGGCAATGGCTATGGCTATGGCTATGGCTATGGCGATGGATATGGCAATGGCTATGGCTATGGCTATGGCTATGGCGATGGATATGGCTATGGCTATGGCTATGGATATGGCAATGGCTATGGCGATAGCAATGGCTATGGCTATGGCTATGGCGATGGCTATGGAACACCATCTATTAGGATTAGAAAATGAAGGTCAAAGAATTGGCTAAATGGCTTGCATCCTTTGAGGATCAAGACGCTGAAGTGGAAGTGATAAGCCATTTACGCGGAAGCAGTTATTATGATCAAGGCGGCACTGCAACCACAGTGCCATTAGACGTAGAAAAGCACATAACCTATACTGACTTGCGCGGCAATCCATTTATTGAGGAAGGCTGTTCATATCATGGATTACGTACGCTACTGATGGGCGAATTGGACGCCTAAAACCAAACTCATTCTACCGAGCATCATCATGATTGGATTTACAGCAAAAGAAAAAGCAACTATAAAAATGTATGGGAAAAGAGCGACGATTATCGGCAGGCTCGCATGTCCCGTGATCGGAGTGTTTGCCTTTTTTGCGCCAGGCCTTGCCACATACCTGATTGTAAAGATAATCAGGGAGAATCCAGAGCATTTTGTGAGTGATTAAACGTCAGGGGAAAATAACAACAACCGCCTCTGCCACATGGCAAAATCCAAAAAACAAAAAGCCAGCGCCAAAAAGGTCTCCTCCGTCATGCACGAATGGAAGACCGGTGCGCTTCATAGTGGCAAGGGCGGTCCTGTTGTAACCAGTCGCCAACAAGCCATTGCGATTGCATTATCACAAGGCCGAAAAGCGGCAAAGGGGAAGAAGAAAAAATAGCGGGAAAACTGAGGAAGCCATCTTTCTCCCTCATGATGTACGCCAAAAAGCCTGCAAAACCAAGCAAGAAAGGTGGCAGCAAGCCCAAAGGCGGAGGCAAACCCAAAGGTGGTGGCAGCAAAAAGACTCCCTCCAAGCCGAAGCCTAAAAAGCCCAGCGGTGGTAGCATGTTCCCTGATTACAATAGCATTAAAGTTGCTTAATCAATGAACAGAACACCTACGTTAAGAATTATTCAAGCGATTGCTGTTTGTGTTGCTAGTCGCAATGCTGAAGGTGCAATGCAAGGTCTGCGCGTATTGCTAGACCTTGCAGATGAAGATGATGCGGAAAAGATGATTCGACTATTGTTGGGTCATCTATCTGCAGGTGATCGCTTTTGGCTCGGCACAATTAATGGCGAGCGCAAAAAACAGGATCTTGCAGTGATCTAAAATGTTGGTTCAACTTCCTGATTTAGATAGTTCCTGGCGGCAAACTAGCACGATTAATGATCGTGAACTGATTAGGACATATCTAAATTATCCAGCATCAGAGGCTAGTCTTACGCTAATCATTCAGCAGATGAATAGCGTATCTTCCGTATCACCTGAAACGGTTGAGCGTATTCAAGGCTGGCTAGATGAGATCATCGAACTAGAGGAAGTGCAGGCCGATGCGGTTGCTGATGGCACCGCACATCTTGGCAATGTAAAGGAATATGAAGGCGTGATTCCAGGCACCAGCCCAACACGGGATCAGCAGCTCAGTCAGGCCGGCAAGCTGGCATGGGATACCAGCGTGCTAAAGGCCCGCTATTCGTTTGACGGAAGCGCTCGAAGCACCGCTCAGGGCCAGCGTGATGAACGGCGCGGAATGCTGGTATCACGCATCTCACAGGCTGTTGGCATCCCATATAACAGCCATGGCGGATATGGTAGCGCGACACTGATTAGAGGATGATTTTTCCTCCTGCAGAAAGGATAGCGCTTTTGACATCATCTAAGGCGTCTTTTTTAACCTCAACAATGATTAAGGTGTATTGCCGTTTCTTGCGCCATAGCTTAATCTGTGCGCCAAGACTTCTAATGTAATTACCAACGCTATTTAACACAGACCCGCTAGATACAACTAGACTTGCATTAGGTGGTAAATTCTTGAATTCATCATCTAGGTCGCTTATTTCAATGCCATCTAACTCAAGTAATATGTCCTCCATATAATTTTTACCCCAGAACTGATCATCAGCAATAAAAGCCTGCCATTCGCTTTTGGAGATTTTCATGATTCACTGGGAAGCAGAGAGATTGTAACACTATTGGAGGTGTTAGGCTTAACGCACATTTTTAAAGCGCGATGAACGGCGCGGAATGCTGGTATCACGCATCTCACAGGCTGTTGGCATCCCATATAACAGCCATGGCGGATATGGTGGCGCGACACTGATCAGAGGATGATCTTTCCTCCTGCAGAAAGGATGGCGCTTTTGACATCATCTAAGGCGTCTTTTTCAGCTTCAACCAGAAACGTTGAATGGCTTGTTTTTTTGCGCCATATATTAATTTGCGAATTAATTGATCGAACACGCTTGCCGGTATAGTCATTTCCTATAAAGCCGCTAACGGTAATTTTTGCACTAAGAGGCAGGTCGTCAAAATCCTCGCTTGTATCATCTTTTATTTCTTCTCCTTCATGTTCTATTTTGACGGACATGAAGTGTCTTGCGCAAAGGTCGTAAAGATGATCGCTATAACGAAAATCAAGCCATTCTTTTTTGGAGATTTTCATGATTCACTGGGAAGCAGAGAGATTGTAACACTATTGGAGGTGTTGGGCTTAACGCACATTTTTAAGCTGTCATACAAAGTTCCTTTGTGAACCACACAATCAATTGATCTTACCTCAATAGATGCCGCTTTTTTGTCGATGGAGACTTCAAATGCAGTTTGATCACCAACAACAAATCGCACAAATTTAACACCATCAAGAACTTTAACGTTTTGCGTTAAGGTATGACCGGTTTCAATGCGCATGGCCAGGGGGATTAGATCAGTGACAGATCCTATCGTAAACCATCGCGGCCAACCCTCTGATGATTGCAACAAAATGAAACAATCGGGAAAGCTACAGTATGTAACCCAATCTTCTCATGCCACGCGGTCGCCGCCGTACTCAATACGTTAGGGACAACTCTGGTCGCTTCGCCTCGACTCCCGGAGGCGGCCCGTCCAAATCATCGCCAGCAGCCGTCAGGAAGGCCGCTAAGGCCGCTACGCTGAAGGGCGGCAGCCTGGCCGCTCGGACGAGTCTCAAGCGGTCCAAGGCTAAAATGGCAAGCATAGACAAGGCTGATCAGAGTCTTAAGACTTCACTCTCCAAGCGAGCGCAAAAAGGAGCAGTAACTCGCAGTCAAAAAGCCGCTCGTGCCGCGATCAAATCCAGTCGCAAGCGTATTGAACCAACAAGCGCAACGCTAAAGCGAAACAGGACGGTAAAAGGATTGCTTTTGGTTGGCATAAAAAGAAAAACTAAGTTGATCAAAGAGCTAACCGCTGCAAAAGAAAAGAGGCAACAAGAGAAAAAAACCGCCGCTAAAGTTAGCGCTGCAATCAAGAAAGGGCCTGTACCGTCAAAATTAAAATCAAAGACAGCGCCACCACCCCCTCCGCCGTCAATATCTAAAAAGTCAAACGATGGCGAACCTGTATTAGTCCAAAAAGAATCTAAAGCCCCTGGATACAAAATACCAAAACCCCCTGCTGGATATAAAGCATCAGAATCGCCTAGCAAGACGCCATCCAAGGGACGGAGAATGGAGGCACGCATTTCTACTATTAGAACAAACCGATTAAGGAAAGATGGATCGCCAGATCGACAATGGAAAGCGTATCAAACCGAAAAGCGAGCGGCAGAATTCTTGAGAGCTGCCGCTAGATTTGCCGAGCGAAAGGGTATTAGCCTAGATCAGGCATTGCGAAGCGGCCCAAAAAATAGCACGGCAAAAAGCAGGAAAAAGAAAAGAAATAGGTCTTAACGGGAAAGCTACAGTATGTAACCCAATCTTCTCATGCCACGCGGTCGCCGCCGTACTCAATACGTTAGGGATGCTTCAGGGCAGTTTGCCTCGACTCCCGGCGGTGGCCCGTCCAAATCCTCACCATCGGCCGTCAGGAAGGCCGCTAAGGCCGCTGCCTTGAAGGGTGGCACGTTAGCCGCTAGAACCTCCCTAAAGAGATCCAAGGCCAAGCTAGCAGCATCTCCCAGTCCCCAGCAAAAAGGCGCCGTAACTCGTGGACAAAAAGCCGCCCGCGCTGCGATCAAATCCAGCAAAACAAGGCTAAAAACAGGCTCAGAGTCTAAACTTCGCAAGGGTCTGGCAACAACTCTTTTGACGATGGCGAAGAGCAAGCCCAAAGCGAAACCTGTTGAAGCAAAATCTACCACAAAAGCAAAATCTACTGCTAAAGCAAAGCCCACTACAAAAACAAAGAAGACCACCACTAAAGCGCAGCCTACGCAGAAAAAAGTAGAAACAAAGCCTAAAACATCAAAGAAAGTAGAAGTAAAGCAAGTCGATAAAAAGCCGCTGGCCAGGAAGGAGAATCTTGCCGCACAACGCGCTAAGCGAATGGCAGAAAAAACAGGAGTGATTCCTGGCAGCAAGTTTGAAAGTGGCCAGGCCGTTAAAACAATGAGCCTGAAGGAAATGCGTAGTGCTGTGATTAAGTCTGTCAAAGGAGCAGGCAAGCTTTCAATGGCCGCAATTGCGGTTGGGGCTGGCACGGGAACAGGTATATCGAGGATAGAATCAGGCCGAATGCCCAAGACGCGCAGTGAGTGGGAAAGGGCCTATCGCGCTTTGGTAAGGCTGCCCATGAGTGACAGGGGAAGAAAAGAGAAGCCTGGTGTTATCAACGGCATTGATATTCACAAAAACTTTAGGCCATGGGCTGTTTTTGGATTGAACCCCAAGACGGCAAGTAAGGCTGATGTAGAACAAGCCTACCGAAGGATAGCAAAAAAGGTGCATCCTGATGCTGGTGGTCGTCAAAAAGATTTTGAACGGATTAAGTCTATGCGTGACTCGATCGTTTCAATGAGAAACATAGGTGAACAGATGAAGATCGACGCCAAAAAAAGTAGCCCTAAAACTAGCTCAAAAGCCAAGAAAAAATCTCAATCTAGAGCCAGGCCTTCTATGCTAATGCTGCCGCCATCCAGATCGTAATCATGGCAACACCCTTTGCTCAGTTCCCTGGAATGCGCATGGTTTGGCGGCGGCCAACGGATGCCCCCGCTGATCTGCGCGAAGGCATCAGGCCAGCGTTTGATACGGTTGTACTGGAAGCCTATGTTGACACCAGCGGGCCTAGCAGTGAGCAGCCCCTGGGCGGGCAGCATATTGGATCCGCTAGCGTGGAGGGCAATATCACGCGATGGGCTGTGCTGCCATCGGGAGCAGATTGGCTGGATGCCGGATCATCGTGGTCATGGGATGATTCGGGGCTGAGACCAGCAGGGTTGCCGAGGGGGGAGAAAATGGCGGCCTTTTTGGGTGCTGTTACAAGCCTTCCTGATCTAGGCGACGGTGAAGTTGGGTGGTTGACTATTGCTACGATGTCCAGCGAAGGCGGAATTGATGGTATCGTAAGGCAGTTTGCGGGTGATGAATTTACCGGCACATTTGCAGCAGGAAGATGAAGGCAACGACAAGAGTTAAAGGTGTTAAACTAAACGCATCATTTACCGCAAAAACAAATCTTGCTGCTGAACGTGCGGCGGCATTTGTGTTTCCTGAAATCAATTCAGCATTCATGGCTGCAATGGGCGCCGAAGTGTGGCAATGGCCGCGCAAAACAAGGCGCAGCGGTAGTCGCACAAAAGAAGGCAAAAAAACGCCTGGCATTATTGTTGGCAGTCCGCGTAATATCGTAGATCTTGGTACGCTAAGAGCATCAGGTTATTATACAATATCTGGAACATTATGCACATTCAAATGGCCCGTAGTTTATGCTACAGCAGTGCACAATGGCGCCAGAATTCACCCGTGGGGAAACAAAAAGTTGCCGCTGGTAACTCTACCTCCAAGGCCTTGGACATCTGCTGTATTGGGCACAATTGCAGTGCCTGGCGTTGAGAAGTATCCTTATGGTAAGATGTTTAAGTTAGCGTTCATTTCTGCCTACCGTAAGCTATGACAATCGACTTGATTCCCTGGGAGCAGGCTCCAAATGAAAAGCTAGAACCTGCAGAGATAAAGTGGAATGGAGGCATGTTTCTTGTGCCGCGATTAGGATATATGACACCAAATGAATTAACAAAAATCAGAGAGATTGATCCTGATAATGAAATCTATCGAATGACATTGGACGCTACCGCGACAATGCACAAGGCGATGGAGGCGAATGAATATCACAGCTTACCGCTTGAACATCAGCTTTTTTTGATGCTTAGTACAATTCATTTTGAACACAAAGGTGTTAGATCACTGGGTTTTGAAACTAATCCATTAAGAGAAGAGATTGAAACGAATTACAGAGAAATTCTTGATAATTATATTGCCTCAATTAGTGAACTAGAAAGGCGCGTTATGGTGCGCAGTGCAACCGTAATGATGCAAAGAATTGGGCCTGAATGGACAGATGAGGCAACTGCTGAGTTTCCCGAAGCAATACTTCTTTCTTTGTATTCACTGCAACAACAAGAGGAATATACAGGTAGAAACGAAGATCCTGCAGAGCAGCGCCGAGCGATTGAGGAAGACCTAAAAAAGTTGCAAGCGGCGGTGCGGTCAATTGTGGCCGCACGGACTGGGTTGAAGCCTACTGGGAATGCCGCAGATTATGGCCACATGCTACAGAATTTGAGCGAAGTAGCTTTGGAAGCCTCCCCGCCCCCTACGTCTCCGAAGCCCTTAAAAGAGGCTACAAAAACGAACGGGAAAGGCTTCACCGAGAAGAGTTGACTACCGCTCAGCTTGCGCTAATTCACGCAGAATCTAATCGGAATAAAGAAGTAAGAAGTGAGCCGTTTGATTTGAATGATTTTTGCTTCTTTAATGAAATAGAAGAAAAACCAAAACCACCTAGTGCAGCTGGTGCAGCCTTGCTAGCGCTATTGGATCAAGATTTGCTGCCGGCCTTTGCATTTAATGGCCCATGGCTTGAAGATCTAGCACGCGAAGGCAAGGGCATTGATCCGCCGTCTAGGCTGTGCTGGGCATCAGAGGATGCGATCCTGCTGGCGCCGTGGAGAGTCAGCCACGAAGAATGGGGAGGGATGTTGATAGCAATGCAAAGCGCTAATGATGCGGTGCGAACATTTTATGATGAGAAAGGCGCGTCTGTCACTTTAAGAATCCCCGAAAATGTTGTTCCCAAAAATGCGTTTAGCGCCGCTGACGGTAATGCCATTCTAATGATAGCAAGACGGGAAAACTTACAGTAGAAAACTTTCAATTGACAAATCATGACCACATCAGTTGCTTACACTCCTATTGTGGACAGGCAGCATTATATTGTGCCCATGCGAATGTCTTCTATTGTGCTGGAAGACGCTGCAATTGCCGCCGCGAACCAAGGAGCGCTGCTTAGCGACTGGATGGATGTTTCCAGTGTTATTTCTGGCGTCAAAGCAGTAACTTATTCTGGTAGTGGCAGCACTTTTGAAGTCTTCATTGCCCCAGAAACTTTCACCATCACAAATGTTGCGCGAGCAACTGGTGTTGTTACGCTTACATTTTCAGCTAATCCCACTGGAAAGATTGCCGTTGGTGATTTTGTGAAAGTTGCTGCCACAACTAACACATCTGTTAATGGCACAGTTGAAGTCAAGACTGTTACTTCTACTGGCATTACCTATGATCTGGCCGGGTCTAACATTACTGCGGTTGCTGATACGGGATCCGTCACCAGCGGCGCCTATCCCCTTGATGGGAATAGTAAACCCATCATGCTGAATAACATCACTGGAGCACCATTTTCGACAAGCACGAATACAGAATCGGTCATCACTGATGATGCCGCTACGCTGGGCAATGCCGTCACAGTGGCGCTTACCGATAGTCGAACCGCCGCCGTTAAAGGCATGACGGTGCATCGCGGAGTGGATCACAAGATCATGCAATTGTTCGACGCCTTCGGCACGTCTGAACAGCTCGCATTCAAATATCTGCGCGTCGGACCCGGTGGCACTAGTGAAAAGCTGTTGTGCTATGCTCAGCTTTCTTCAATCTCTGAGGATGGCGATAGCGGCACGCTGCAGAAATTTAACGCCACAATGACCGTGCTGGGCCGCACTTACAAGATCTTTGATAATACTGCGGCCTGATAATTGCGGGCAAAAGCCAAGCCTTCGGCCAGTCCGAAGGCTTTTTTGTGTCTTGTTATTGCTTGACTTGAATCGGCATGATCAAATACGTGGACAAGTTATCATCACTATCTGAATCTGTAATTACTGCTGGAGTTACAGGTGTATTGCAGCTTAATACAATTCGTTCGCATTTCAATGCTTTAACAGCATCTGTTAGATATTTCACGTTAAACGCTATTTCAAGCGGCTTACCTTCTAGATCCATGGCAAGCTGCTCGGACGCCTTCCCGCCATCCGCATCAGCTCGAATGGACATCATGCCCTGCTCATCGTTAAAGGCGATCCTGACGGCATTGCTACCGTTGGATGCCATGGCCGCAATAGTGCCGACTCGGCCCAGGGAAAGAGCAAAAGCTTTTCGATCAATTATCACTGATGTTGTAAAGCTTTTTGGAATCAACTGCTCAACATTGGGATATGCCCCAGCAAACGATCGCGTAGTAATAGTTGTTGCGCCAGACTTTATGATTAATTGATCGCGAAATTTAGATGGCGTAATGCTAATCTCTTCATCAGAAAGCCCAGCTATCTCCTTCATTGGAGCGATTGGAATTGTTAGATCAAGATCAGCAAGTGCATTAATTTTGTCACTAGGCACGGCAAATGCTGCAACGCCAAGGCGATGGCCATCGGTGGCGGCGCAGCGAATTGTATTGCCAATTGTTTTAATGTTAACCCCCATCAAGATCTGTTTTGCTTCATCAGTGCTGCAACAAAAAGATACACTACTGGTAATCTTGTTTAACTCTGCCGCTGGCAGCAAAATTGAATCACCCTGAATAACAGGAAAATCAGGAAAATCAATCGGATCTGACGCTGACAGCTCGTAATTCCCTGACAATGACGATATGGTAAACCTTTCTTCTTCTAGGGAGAGAGATACAGGGCTGTCAGATGGAAGCTTTGATACAATCTCGTGCAAAAGCTTGTAATTCACAGCGGTAGATCCTGGCTGACCAACTTGCGCCAGAATCTTGGTCTCAATACCAAGATTCAAGTCAAATCCTGTTAGGATCAGCGATCCTTCTTCTGCCTTGAGCAAAACATTGGTCAGGATTGGGTGGCTGGCTCGACTGGGGACGGCACGTCCGCAGGCGGTTAGCGCACGGGAGAACTCAGCCTGTGAAACGATCAATTCCATTGAGATGGGAGCGAATAGAAGTGGGGGTGGGGCTGATCAGGACCAGCAATGAAGGCCCGGATCTGATCACTGTGAACACGAGCCACCCATGCCGAAACAGGCATGGTGACTATCAAAAAGCCTAGCAGCATCTGCCAGTGAATTTTGGATTGTGTCTTTATGTAACGGCGTGAGCGCGTCATAGCGAAGCCAGCAGGCAAGAGTGTAGGTAATTGATAGTATTTTCGCGTGCATTATTGGCAATTTGTTGATCAATAGCATTAAGCACTGTGGTCTTGACTGAATCAATAAAGACCTTTGGAGTGCTCGCTATATTAATACCTAAAACCTGATGCAACGAAATATCGCTTAATTTAACAGTATCAACACGACTTACAAGACCACAAGCTCCTTCGATGCAAAATTTATGGCTAATACCTGGCAAATCTCCGATCTCAATAAGCCAATCAACTTCCATGGATTTATTTCTCCAGCACAAAGGGCCAATTACGCCATGGTCTGAGGTGATCTCAATCATGTGCAGTACGGGGGTGTTGTTTGGTTTTGCCCGATCGAAAATGCCGAGCACGCTTAAATGTTAGACCAAGGCACGCTATGGTTTCTCCAGTTACAATAGAATGCTGGATTCTACTTGCGGAAACATTTAAGTGACTAGCTGCTATTGATGCGCTACTCCATTCCTGACCAGTCTCCACGCATGTCACCGTGTAAAGCGACTTCTTTGGACAAGACAAGTAATCTTTTATTGAATCAATAACATCCATGTCTTCTATTACCGCATACAAGTCATCACGCGAAACACCATGAAATAGTTCTGGGCGTAAACGCGCCAGTCGCGCTAGATTCTTTCTTTCGACATACCAAAAACAATGCTTGACGGGCTTAAGAATGGCTTTTGTGTCAGTCTTTTTTGTTAGCTGCTCAATAGACCATCTGCTCCATTTAAGCATTCTTCCTGCATCAACTAATCTAATAATTGATGAATCCTCCACCATTATTGAAAGGCTTAGTTCTTCGCATTTATTCGTGATTGAATAACGTGTCCTTGTTGGCCACTTGCGCCGCCTTGCTGTTTGATTGTATCGTTTTATAGCGGAACAAAACGGGTACTCGCCAATGATTGACCGCAGGTAGTCAACTTCTTGTGTTGACCATTTGAATACTTTCTTTCCCATGGCTTAATTAAACACCCATGCCCAGCCACTGTTGGGACCTTCAACAAGCCAACGTGGATTCATGTTTTTGTAGCTATAATGTAATCTCATGCCATGAATACCTCCAGCTTTAACAAAGCCACCATTAACCAGATCTTGTTCGCCATAGGGATCATGCACAATCCATCCTTTTTCAGTGTATCCAATAATAGTAATATAATGACCACCGCCAGTGGGCCTTGTCACGGGACCATTGTGTAACATTCCAATGGCAACGGGACGACCATTGCTAATTTCCTGCTTGACCATATCTGCCGAGCAATTTGTGATGAAACGATGCTTGACACCCAGATGATGCAAAGCGTTTTGAACACTTGCCTGATTTGTTACATCACCATATTGCTTGACTAACTTAACAAAATAATTATCATCGACAATCCCGGGTTCATCTTGTTTTTTGACCTTCAAATAGTTTAGGCACATAGATATTGACGTAGGCTGACATTCTCTCCATCCTTCAGGGCCATTATCGCCCTGGGCAAAATAATGAACTATCAACGGATTCGGAAAGCTTGGCGATGGCGCTGGCGGGGCCGGGGGGACAGAGGGAGAAAAGGCCTTAGCCCATGGTGCGTCTTCCCTAAGAATTTGATCCGCAGAAGCACCATCTTTGATTGCTTGATACAGCAATCGAACGCCATCTTTCTGATGGCTTAGATTTGAATAGGCTTCAAAGCGATCTAAAAACCGCTCAAATGACAATGACATGTTCATAGGTTCCACAGTGAAACTGTCTCCCAGCCGAGAGAGTGAAGTCGTTCGAGTTCTGATTGCTCAGATCCTGGCGACACATCATAGACTACAGGCAATCCTACCGCTAGAGGGGGCGGATTAACAGGTTCTTCACAAATCAGTCTAATTTGATCGTGCATGGCGCCTTGGGGAGTGATTGTCTCATGGCCCATAGCGTAGCAGCCTTCTGGGCGTGCCATGCTTGCGCGAGCTGAGCGCATAGGCTCCGCAAGTTTTCAATGTCTGGCTCTTCCTGAATAACGCGCAACTGTCTCTCAAGTTCAAATTTTTGCGACAATGACAATTCCATTGAAAATCTTGCATTGCCTTGCCATATTACTCGAAATATCCTAAAATAAACCGATCTGTAACAATTTGAAAAATTAACACATGGCGCAACCTATTAACTCGTATGAAATTTTCGATCTTCTTGCTGATGACGAGGAAATCACGGATCTAATCGGAGTGCATCGCCTCCGCGATGGATCCACTAGGCCAGCGCTGGCCCACCTATTCCCGAATGAAGCCATTGAGCCTACCACAACAGCCGAAGGTGTTGAAATAATTGTTTACAGGTCACCACAGGGCACGATGACGAAGATAGCGGAAACAGGGCAAATACAAGTCATGCCAACTTTTCGCCTTTCCGTAACACAATGGGAGCCATCTTCTGGGGGATTCAATCAAGATGCTGTAATTAATAGGATTCTTTACTTATTGCCTGGCGCTAACGCATCAGATGTAACCATAGAAGACTTTACATCAGGACTTCAACAGCACACAATTACCTGGCTTTGCCATGCGGCGGTGCTCGAAGCATAAAACGGGAAAACTAGGCATATCGTAGTCGTCGCGTGGCAGATCTTCAGGTTTCATTAGCGTTTCTTCTTGAAAATCAAGAGGAGGTTGCACGCGAGTTAGAGCGTGCTGGGGGTATCGCTGGTAAGGATTTTGGCGCTGGATTAAGTGAAGGCGCAAAGAAAGCCTTTCAAGATTTAATTGCTCAAGCCGATAAAGCAGCCAAAGAAGCAGGCATTAAGTTTAACAGAACTGATCTTTCTTTCAGGACTCGGAAATTAGACTGGCTGCCGCCGCCGCTGGAGAGCAAGGAGGGTATCAAAAGCTTGGCGCTGTTATTGAAAAAGTTGGCATTGAAGCGGCAGGCACGTCGAAACAGGTTGCCGAGCTTGCCACATCGCTTGTGCGAGCTGGTTTTAGCGTGGATGAAGTGGCCAAGGCGTTGCCGGGCGTTGTTCGCGGTGCAGAGGCAACAGGAACAAGTTTCCAGCAATTTGGAGAGATTACTGGTAATACACTGAGGGGCTTTGGATTAGACGTTAAAGAAACGGCTCGTGTTGTCGATGTATTGGTAAATGCAGCAAATAGCAGCAACGCAAGTATTGAAGGATTAGGTTACACTTTTCAATATGCTGCTCCCATCGCCAAAGCATTGGGGGTGAGCCTAGAGGATCTGGCGTCAGCATCGGGGCTAATGGCCAACGCTGGTATTCAGGGCTCCGTGGCTGGCACTGGGCTTAGAACCGCTCTGGAGAAGCTTCAGCAGGCCGCAGGAGGGGCATCTCCTGAAGTGATGGGGCTGGCATGGAATCAAACTAGACTGGTGAGCGCTATGCAAAAAATTGGCGCCACTGTGATTGATACTCAAGGGAAGCTATTACCACTTGAGCAAGTATTTTTACGCCTAAAAGAAGGCCTTGAAAAGTTAAGCCAAGCCGATCAAGTACAGTTATCTAACATTTTGTTTGGTGATGAAGCGGGCTCAAAAATGCTTGCTATCACCAATCAAAGCTCAGATGCAATTGTGAAGATGTTTGGCGATATGAAGAATAGCGCTGGCGCAACAGATGTAGCTAGAACTGCAATGAGCGGCGCAAAGCTTGAGATCATGCAACTACAGGGAACCGTAGATGCGCTTGGCAATAAATTAGGGGAAGTCACTGTAATCGGAATGAGACCACTTGTGGGCGCTGCTAATGCGCTTACGGGAGCCATTGCAGGGATGCCAGGCCCCGTCAAGACCACTGTAGCGGCTTTGATTGTGCTGGCTGGTGCATCAGCAGCCGCAACGGTTGCGCTAGCAGCGGTAAACGCTGTTGTAAATCAAACTGGAGGATGGACGTTGCTTGCATCTAATGCAAAAAAAGCAGCAATTAGCATAGCTTCAATTGGTGGAACTGCGGCAGTTGTTGCAGGTGCTGCCGCTGCCTTTGCTGTATTTACTGGTGCAATAAAAGAAACGGATGAGGCGTCAAAAGCGTTGCTTCAAACTATGGTAGCGCTGGCGGCAACCGTTGGAACATTTAGAACATTGTCTACATTTAAGGTTCCGCCAATCCTTAGCGCTATATTGAGCCTTGGCGCTGGCATTGCGGCCTATGCTGGAATTGGGTCTCAAATCAAGGTAACGAATGATGATATAAAACAGTTAAGTGATGAAACAAAATTACTAGAAGAGGAGATCTCTGCACTACAATCACAAGTAGAAGAAAATAAAGAATTGGGTATCAATACTGAATTAGCAGAAAAACGCATTGATAAATTATCCACTAAGCTGCAAAGCTTGAAGGGTCCGCTAGAGATTAAGCTAGATTTGCAAAAAGCAGAAAGCCAGGTAGAAACCTTAAGAAATAAGATCAAGTCAAACTGGCAACTTGGGGGAGCACCAGCTTTTGGCGGTGCACCATCGAATGCAATAAAAGATCAGTCAATCCCGACGGTTTTTCCGCTAATTCTTCCTTCAATGCTGATGAAGGATTCTTCTGTTGTGCAAGGGCTGTCGTCAGTAATGCCAGCTATTTATAGCACAAAGACCGGAAGTGCAGAAGAACCGCTGCAGTTGGCTCAACTAGAAGCAGCAGAAAGGCTCCGTGATATATATAAAGAAATAGATCGCGGTGCTGTTAATGACATCATAGGAGAAGCAGCGAAAAGAGATGCTAAAGAGATTGAAAAGCTAAATAATCAAGTTGATGCGCTAAAACTAAAGGCAACCAAATTACCGTTAGGAGCAAAAACAGAACGAGCTGAAGTAGATAAAGAGCTTGGTAATTTACAGCAAAAAATTGAAGGATTCAAGGCAAGAAT